CTGCTCCTTCAAGTTATGCTGCTCCTTCAAGCTATGCTGCTCCTTTAAGCTATGCTGCTCCTTCAAGTTATGCTGCTCCTTCAAGCTATGCTGCTCCTTTAAGCTATGCTGCTCCTTTAAGCTATGCTGCTGCTTCTTCAAGACATAGCGGCTCTTATGGTCCTTTTTCTGGATCTCCTGCTTCCTCAAGTCGTCCTAGTCCTTATTCCAGACCTACTGCTTTTTCAAGACCTCGTAGTGGAGGATCCTTTAAAAGTAGAAAAAGAAGAAAAATAAATAAGAAAAACTATTCGCAAAAACATAAAACAACAATAAAAGCACATAGAAAATATAGTAAAAAACATAGAACATATAAAAAACAAAAAAATAGTTAATAAAGTATTATTTAGAATAAAAATGTAATAATATTATAGTTTATAGTTTATAATTTTTATAAAAAATATTAGTATATTATAGTATATTATAATAATATTATGAAAATTAATAATAACATTAGAAATTTAATCAAAATAGCTATTTTAATATTTATAATACTTTCGTGTATTTATGTATTATATATTTTTAACAATGAATATAGAATTATAGAAAATTTGGCTAATGTGAGAGATTGTTCTAATTGTACAGTAAAACCGTCTTCTGGAAACTGTGTTCCAATATATGATATTAGTTATAAATATATACCTCTTGGTGGAGACAGATATAAATTAGACATTTCTAATGTTATAACAAATAATGTTTTTTGCGGATGGGAATCTCAATGTATGTTTGACAATATTACATCTATAGATGAACGATCGGCATTATCAAATAGAAATATAGGTGAAGGCATAAATGATATTACTTGTTGCTCTGGAAGTTCATTTTATGATAATAGTAATATAAATTTCAATTACAGCGTTATTCAAGATAACACCGACAATATATCAGATTGCTTAAATATAAAAAGATATATAAGTCAACCCTCTGCATTATCAGGAGCGTTAGATGTTTCAAGAACAGTATTAGCTCAAACATTGCGAATATGTAACACATTGGAACCATCTGGTTCATTGTTTAATAAGAGAGGTATGTTATTTTCTAAAAGAGAAGCAAGTTTTAATATTTTTACTGATCCAAAAAGTATGCCACGAGATATTCTAAATTTTATTTCATTTAGTAATATCAGAAATGGAATTAGAGCAATACTTGGAGGACCTACTCCAGGAAATTTAAATGGTTTTAGTGAGATATCATTGAATAATATTATAACTCAACTTGAACAAATTGATGATAGTATAGCTACAACATCAAATACAACACAGCGACAACTACAACGATCGGATTTAACACCCAGTCAAATTAATAGTCTTACTCCTATTTTGAATAACTTACGCAATGGTTATACGAGTGCTTTACCCAATATACCTTTATCTATAAGGACTGATATTAGTTACTCGCTTGTTACTAATGTTAAAAATGCACAAAACTACACACCATATGTCCCACTATTAGGAAATTCATATTTATTAAATCCTGAACAGTTTTTTAATTGTATGGGAGAAGTAAAGACTGATTTCAGCGGCTCATTTACGGCAGATCAATTAGCGGACTTTAGCAACAATGATTATTTTGGAACATCAGGACAGCCTATTTCTTTAGGTGGACTTGGTGATGCTTCTTATAGTGCTTTAGGTTCATTACGAGATACTTCATACCCAAGTAATAATGACTTAGAAATGGAATTAAGAAGATTAGAAACTATTCCTTCATCAGGAAATGCTCCTGTTAGTGTAATAACTTCCTATTTGAGTGCTATTAATAGTTTCTATGAAAAACAGCTTCAAAATATATCAGGACCGAGAGAACACACCTATAATCAACAAATGGTTTTTGATAACAATAGTATCCAAACAACAGCTCCTACATTTTTTACATACAATAAAGATGAAAACAATGTTTATGATTGCCAAGAAAGTATAACAGGTAATTCTACATTTAAATATTGTGGTCCAGAAGCATATTATGAAATTCCTAATTTTTAAAATTTACTTTGCGAAAATATTTTTATGTTAAATAATTAATATAAAAATATTGCTAAATGCTAATTGCTAAATGCTAAATAACTTTATTTAGTATAAGTGTGATATAAAAAGGCACAGGTTCCTCCCAATAGCTGAGCAATTACAAATACAATAAATTTAGTAACATCCATTTTCTTTGATAATAACATCATAAAACTTACAGCAGGATTGAAATTGCCGCCCGAAACTTTACCACCAAAATAAATAACAGCAGCAAGAGCAATACCTATTGCTAAAGCATCGCCTGTTTTTAATATTACTGCTAAGAAAATAAAGGTGCCTATAAATTCTGTGAAAAATTCTAACAACATTTTATATAAATATAAAATATTATATAAAATATTATATAAAATATTATATTAAATATTATATAAAATATTATATAAAATATTATATTCACCATAAATAAATATGACTTAGAATTTTTGCATTATAAAAACCTTGCGATTTCTTTTTTTCTAAAGCTATAGCCGGAGCTCGTTTTTTGGTTCCAGAATGTCTGCTAAAATAGTTTTGCATGCGTTTGCGATTATTATGATTTTTATATGAATATAATTTTAGCGGAGTTCTATCTTTATATTGCTCATAGTCCGAAGCACCAAAATGTATTTTACGTATTTTTTTTGTTGCCTTATTTTGAACATAGGCGGTATATTTTTTACCCTTGATTTTACTCTTTTCAAATTTAATCAGCTTTTCTTTCATTTATATATATATGAAAGAAATATAAAGAATTAGCTACAAATAATATTTTTATTGCTATATATATAATTATATATATAATTATGAATATACCTATAAAATATTTACCAAAACGCCTTAATTTGAAAGACAAAAAGCAGCAACTTAGTCAACTTAAGAAATCAAGAAATGCGTACAATAAGAATATTTATATTACACGCAAAAAAGTTAAATCATATAAATCGCAAAAATCGAAACATTTATTAAAAGCACAAAAAATATACAAGTTAAATAATATTGTTGTTAACGCAAATCTCTCTAAAAAGACAGGATGCTCTATAAATTCGTTGCGTAAAATCGTGAATAAAGGACAAGGAGCGTATTTTTCATCGGGTTCAAGACCTAATCAGACAGCGCAAAGCTGGGGACTTGCCCGTTTAGCAAGCTCAATAAGTGGTGGAAAAGCTGCAGCAGTTGATTATAATATTCTTGAGGAAGGTTGCTCTAATAATTCTAAGGCACTAAAATTAGCAAAACAAGCTAAGAAGCAACACGGACATGGAACACGACGAGTAGCTAAAATAAAACTATAGTATATTAACTGCTCCACATTAGTCCTGCTAATCCATTTTGAAATGTTAAAACATTATATTTTTCTTCAATAACATATAAATTATAGTGATATTTATAAATATTTGTTGGGTCTTTTATTGTTCCAATAATTACATTTGATGATGCTTCGCAAATAGTTCTAAAACTTGCACTTAGATCAAATGGAGGATTACTATAATTACTATACTCAAATTCAATTGTTTTGAAAAAATTTGTATTGAATGCTCCATTAGGTTGATGCTTAAATGGATCTGTTGTTAATGAAAAATTATAACTATATAAACCGATTTTGGAGCATGAACCGTTAGATTTGGTATATTTCTCTATTTTACTATATATTGAGCTATCAAAATTATATTCCCTATATTTACCATCACAAATTATAGCAAAAGTTCTCATTATTTCGCATTGATTTGTTTGTTCGCTTGTAGAAGGGGTGTTGCCTGTTATATAAATGTTTTTTGAAATGTCACCACCATAGCTAAAATGCGGAGTGTAATATTTATACCTATTTATACCACTACCAAATTCTAATTTTAGCAAGTCATTTGGTATCTTGTCCTCATATAACCAGTTTGTATAATTAGACCATTCATTACGATAATTAACATCGCTTCTTTGAAAATACCACATCCAATTTTTAACTAATCCATTTGATTCCACTTTAATTTTACGAGATCTAATAACTTCTTTAAAGCTAAATTCAGACACTTCAGTTATTAAATAATTTTGACTATTTTTTGCAAAATATGTTCGCTCTTCTTCTCCTAAAAAACATTGCGTACATATTAAATGAATATCGCTATTAATTGTTGATTTTAAGTCTTGATAAGTATCAACAGCTTTCAGCAAATCGCGCTGCGGAGGAGGATTAACAAATCTTTTAAATTGATATGCAATAGTATTTTGATTTGCTTGTATTTGAGGAAAATTATTATATGGTATAAGATTATCTGAGTTATCATACAATACATCTTTAATTGTAAATAATTCCATTAGAGGTCGCAATCTAAAATTAATAACTAATTCACTATATTGTAAGCAAATTAACGGAAAGGCCATAATTGAAGACATTGTAAACCAAGAATTGATCGGTATATATAAATTTAATTCACGTATTGATGGTTCAATTCCGCTTATATCGGGACTAATATTTGAAGGATTAAATGCACTTGGATAGTTATTATTTCTATTATTAAAATTTGCGGGATCATTAAATTCAGCGGTGTTGCCCGTCATAATATCAAATAGCGCTTTTTTATGCGCATCAAAATCTCGCTCTACAATATTCTGCAAATAGTGTCCGCTAAATTTTTGAATTGTTGATCCGTTAATGGTTATATTCACGCTCTCAATAATTTGACATCCTATTTGTTTTATCCATTTAAACTCATAAGGTCTATAGTCATTATTATATTTCAATATTGGACTCCATATTCTCGGTAATTTAACGACTAAATATGTATCCATTAATAAATCACCATAACGTTGTATTTTAAAACTATAATTCGATTTTTTGGTTACATCTAATTCCATTTGTCCTGTTTGGTCTATTCTGAACTTTTGTAACCCAAAATTTGTATATTTATAATACGTGGATTTGAAGAAGGTCTTTGTTGGATTACCCGTCAAAACTATATTTTGATTTCCAATTGCTATTAAATTTAATAGTCCTCCTGCCATTATATTAATATACTAATTAATATATTAATATATTATTTATGTTATTAATATTATTTATGTTATTAATATTAAATTGTAAGTTAAATAATATAATATTATATAATATTATTTAATATTATTTAATATTAT